CGAATTAAATCCAGCTTATGCCGAACTACAAAAAAAACGACTCCAACAACCATCCTTTGAGTTTGCTTAAGGAAAATTATGACTGACAAAGAGATCATGCTGCAATACTTGTTACTGAAAGTTCGGCAAGAAGATTGGCATGGTGTAGCAGATGCAGCGATGGACATTCGTGAAATGGAGGCAAAAAAATGTTCGACGAGTTCTATTCCAAGTACCCCAAAAAAGTAGCTCGCAAAGATGCAGTCAAAGCATGGTCACGCCTTACTGCCGAGCAGCAACAAAAAGCATTGACGGCGATTGACAATCATGTACGGATGTGGGCGGCTGAAGGACGGGACAAGCAATACATCCCACACCCTGCAACCTGGCTTAATGGCGAGCGATTCGATGATGAAATCTCAATGCCTGAGAAAAAGGTAGTCGCATGGTGGACAAGCGATCAGCTAACCATGGAACACGGTCGCAAGATCGGAGTGCCAGCAAGACCGGGCGAGGACATGACGCAATATCGCCTCCGGTTACGGGCCGCGTAACTTGGCGCGAAAGAGTAGCAACAGCGGTGCGCGTGCAGAACATGACGCGAGAAGAACGGGCAGCAGCTATGCCCGAATCAGCGGCAATAGTGAGGGCGTTTGCGGCTGAGTTTTCGTTAGTAGAAGTTAGGGCAACAGAAAACAACCTTTTCTATGAATGGATAAAAAAATGATGCTAGATAAATGGTTTCCCAACTTGCAGTTTCCGCGTGTACGCAACACCGATCCCGATACCAGTCATGCAGCAGCGGATCAGGCAGCAGAACTAGCTGCAAATCATCACGGCATCATCCTGCAAGCATTAGAGCAGCCTGGCACGATCTACGACATAGCCGCCCGCACAGACTTAGACCACAACGCAGTAGCTCGAAGGATGAGCGAACTAGAGCGGCTGGACTTGGCTTACACCGAAGGTAAGAAGAAAGGCGCGAGCGGTCGTATGTGTCGCGTATGGGTGCGCAAATGAGCATCGAAGCAATGAAGCTGGCGCTGGAAAATGGAAGCCTTTGCATCGGAATCAAAGACGGGCTTAATGTTTATGTTTCCGCTGCCATGATTGGACAATTTGGTTTGCAAGAGTGCAAGGAACGTTTGGGTTTAATTAAACGTTTTCCTGTGAGAACAGATTTAAGCGGGAATATTGTCATGGTTGAAGGCGAAACACAAGAAGATGCAATTGAACGTTACTTGAACAGGATTGAAAAATGAACGAACGCGAAGCAATGAAGCGAGCTTTGCAGCTAGTAGAAGTGGCAGACGAACTTGCCCTTGATTGTGCGGTTTTTGGCAATGATGTATCAGAAGAAAGAGCCTTAATTGCGCGATGCAAAATTGCTTTTTTAGAAGCCATTGCAGCAGCTGAAAAGCAAGAGCCGGTGGCGTGGGCATACACCAATGCACAGGGACGGGACGTAATCATTCGCGGAAACGTTGCGCCGTATGAAGCGCCGTATGAAGATGCAACTCCCCTTTACGCCCACCCACAACCCAAGCGCGAATGGGTTGGGCTGACTGATGAGGAAGCGGCTGAATGCTGGAACTCTAGCGCGGTCACGACATGGAAAAACATTGAAGCCAAGCTGCGGGAGAAGAACGGATGCTAGTCAGATTGCTTCAACCCGATCCGATCCTGCTCGATGACCCTGTACGCCCCAAGATTAGCCCGCAGCGCAAACTTGGATGGGGGCGTTATGTGTATATGTGGATCGAAGGCAAAGAGATTGGTGCGATTGTTTGCACAGCGCATCGCTACAACATCCCCAAAACTGAGCGCGAACTGTTCCAAACTCACAAGCATGAAGATACTGGCTTGAAGGTAATACTGTATTCGATTTGGTCTTACAAGCCGGGATGCGGTAGCAAACTGGTTAATGCAATTATCGCAAAAGATGGTCAGTTTAGAATCATCACCATGTCGCCCAAGACTGAGATGGCTAGGCAATTTCACCTAAAGAACGGCGCGAAGGTACTGCAAACAAACAAAACGTCGGTGAACTATGAATACTGACCGCACTCTAGACCAAAACGCGGCGCAATGGCCCATCCTTGATGCCTGGGCTAAGCAAAAAATATGGGTGGTGAACGGCGCAAAAACGCGCATGAGCGCCGAGGAGTGGAAAGATGTGCTGACAGCCGCCTTCGAGGGTGAAACGTCGCCAAGGCTGGCTATGGGGCTAAATGGAGGGGTTGTTATGCTTGGCAGGCGAACAAGCAAATACACCAAGGCTCGATTCTCTGAATGGTTGGACTGGCTGATGGCAGCAACTCATCACGCGGGAGTTACCCTTGACGAAAGCTGAACAGCAATGGCACGCCAAGGTCAGAGACTTGGGGTGTATCGTTTGCAGGTTGTTCCACGGTGTGCGCTCGGATGGGGATATTCACCACGTTTTGTCGGGAAGCAAGCGGGCGGGTGAAATGTTTGTGATATGCCTGTGTCCGACGCATCACAGGAGCGGCAGAAATACGCCGGAATTTGTGAGCCGACACCCCTGGCGCAAGGAATTTGAGAAACGGTACGGGACAGAGCAAGAATTGTTACAACAGACGGAGCAGCTATGTGCCAATTTTCGAAGGTAAACGGGCGGGAAGCTTTAGAGGTGTTGCATGGCATTTGTTCGGCTGTTCTTGCGTTTGGTCAAGCGCAAAGCGATTACACCGAAACAGAACTTTCTGACGGTGTACGTTTGGAATTGCTGGTCAATGATATGCGGATCACGATTGAGACCGGGCCGGAAGTCATGGCAGAAATTGAAGCGGCAAAAGCAATCGAGAAGGCATCCCATTGAGACGCGCCGCTAAAGTCGATGCTAACCATCAGGAAATCGTCACAGAGTTCAAAATGCGGGGCTGTGCGGTGCTATCCCTTGCCGCGATGGGAAAGGGCGTGCCTGACCTTCTCGTCGCTTTTGGAGGGGTTACATGGCTAGTTGAGGTCAAAGGGCCGAAAGGTAAGGAGACTGAGGATCAACAAAAGTTTGCGCTGCAATGGACGGGGTGCAGGGCAATCGTTCGAGATGTGCAGGGCGTGAAAGATACGGTAGAAATCATGATTGCCCAAATGGTCAAATTACGGGCTTGACACCATGAAAAATCCCGAATACCATCAAGATATTGCTGAAAAAGGGTGAAAAATGTCGAAATACAACGAATCGGCGGCGGCGTTTGTTAGTGTTCTTTTTCACTCGGCAACCGTAACGCATTTCATGCACCTGCAAACCAAGAGTTTCGCCCAGCATATGGCGCTTGGTGAGTATTACGACGCAATCGTCGAGCTTGCCGACAAGTGGGCAGAGGCTTATCAGGGGTGCTACGACATCATCACAAACTACCCCAAAGAGTTCCACCTGGCTACCGAGCCGGTTAAGTATTTGACGCAGATTAAAGACTTCGTGGACGATATTCGCAAGGATTTGCCCGAAGAAAGCCAGCTTCAGAACATCGTGGATGAGATTGCGGATCAGATCGATTCAACCCTCTACAAGTTACGCTTCCTCAAGTGAGAATATAATGGACAGAGACGCGGCAAATCTTGCTGAAGCACTTAGAAGGCATGGCGAAATCCAAAAGTCTTTGAACCTTGACTATCAGCCAAGTTATGAAGGAGTCGCCGGTAGTCCGTTGCGGATGTTTGGAAGCGGCGGCTTTGAGAATGAAAAAGGCGCAAAAATCTTGTCGGGAGGTGGTCAAGCAATGTTGAACATTCCATTCTCTGAACGCGCTCAACTTCAGTTGTATGGTGGTGGTGGAGGTGCTGTCGGTTCTGTTGAAACCCCTGATTTCAAGCAAAAAATTAAGAATTTTAGTCGTGGTGAGTCCGGTATCAGATTTAATTATCAGTTTGACTAATCATGCCCAGTCACTCCCCTGCTCAAGCCCGCATGATGGCGGCGGCCGCTCACGACCCAAAATTCGCCAAGAAGGTCGGCGTACCGGTCAAAGTAGCGAAGGAATTCAACGCTGCTGACAAGGGCAAGAAGTTAGCCGAAGCCATGAAACGGATGCACCGTGGCTGACAATGCGCGTCTTGCTGCTTTGCTGAAAGCGTATCCGTCTGAACAGACGCTTGCGCCTTATGGCATGAGACACGGCAATGAGCAGGCAGTAAACAATCCTTTCACGGCTAAAGGCAAAGGGTATTTCGGTCAACTGCCCGCCCAAGATGGCATGGCAACAGAACTTTCGTCTATCTTTGAACACAATGGCCAGCAAGTTGAACACCCGCTAATTGTGCCTACCCTAACGAAACAAGAATTGCAGCACTTGACCGCAGGGAATGAGCCGACCCCTGAGATTTATTCCAAAGCAGAACAGTTCGCAATAGGTCGAATCAAGCAAGGCAAAAGCCCATTTGCAGGGCAGGATGAATTGCGTTATCCAGTACCTAAAGATTAACTAAGTATGTTGACAATTTTCGTTACAAATCAATGATATGGCGGCGAGGAAGCGAAAGATAACTTTATCTGACTCATGGCGGGAGAAGATTCAAGCCAGTCAGATTATGAATCGCCTCTTGAAGCACGTTGAGGGCGAGATTGAGCTGTCGAACAGCCAAGTGAAAGCAGCGGACATTCTGCTGAAAAAGGTCGTTCCTGATTTGGCGAGGACTGAAAACGTAGGTGATGAGGGCGGGCCACAGGAGATGATAATCCGATGGGCCGATCCCAAATAATCCTTCCCTATGCGCCGAGACGGGCTTTCCTCCCCTTCCATGCCCGCACGCAGCGATGGGGCTGTTTAGTCGCTCATCGACGCGCAGGCAAGACAGTAGCGGCTATCAATGACGTAATCAGGGCAGCGGCTACTTGTAGGTCAACTTTCCCGCTGTTCGGCTACATTGCTCCGTACCGAAGCCAGGCGAAGTCGGTGGTTTGGGACTATCTCAAGACCTTTGCTGCGCCGATCATCCTCGATAGCAACGAGGCTGAACTAACAGTTACGCTGATGAACTTGGCGAAGGTTAGGCTGTTTGGTGCTGACAATGCCGACGCGATGCGCGGTCTTGGCTTTGACGGTATCTACATGGACGAGTATGGCGACTTCAAACCGAGCGTTTGGGGCAACGTTATCCGTCCGGCATTGTCTGACAAGCAGGGGTGGGCGGTGTTTGGTGGTACGCCCAAGGGTAAAAACCAGTTCTGGTCGATTTATGAAAACGCCATTCGTTCCCCTCACGAATGGTTCCTGCTGCGTCTGCCCGCTTCTTCGTCGGGGCTGCTTCCTCCATCCGAGCTTGCAGCAGCCAGGGCGCAATTGTCCGAGGATCAGTACTTGCAGGAGTACGAATGCTCATTCGAAGCTGCAATCCTCGGAGCTTTTTACGGCACAGAATTTAGAGAACTCGAGCAACAAGGGCGTGTAACAAGCATTGATGTTGACCCGAGCGTGCCAGTGCATACCGCGTGGGACTTGGGCTATCGGGACGATACGGCGATTTGGTGGTATCAAGTCTTGCGGGGAGAAATCCATGTTATCGACCATTACTCGGTATCGGGCGCAAACATTGAAGAACTCGCGCAGGTTATTGAGAGCCGAGGTTATCGCTATGGTAAGCATTGGCTCCCGCACGACGCAAAAGCCAAAACCCTTGCCAGCGGCGGCAAGTCCATCATTGAGCAGCTTGGGGCGCACTTGGGCATTTCCTCGCTGGCTATCGTTCCTGATCTGTCGATCCAAGACGGCATTCAGGCAGTAAGGAAGATGCTCCCGATCACTTGGTTTGACAACAAATGTTACGAGGGCATCGAGGCATTGAAGCAGTATCAACGCGAGTATGACGAGGACAAGAAGGCATTCAGACAGACCCCGAGACACGATTGGACTAGCCATCCCGCAGATGCTTTTCGTATGATGGCGATAGCTTGGAAGCAAGAGCCGGTAGTCAGAGCGCCGGACAGAGAGAAGCCTCTGATGGTAGGCCCGCAAAACACAGTTACCCTTAACGATATGTGGTCAACTGTTAAACCTAAAGGAGCAAGAATATGAGTGGCGTTTCTAACCCGTACGCATATGCGTATGAGACTGTTGCAGCATCGCAAACCGCGCAAGTGTTGGGCGGTACGGGCGCTAAAGGCGACTATCTGCACAGGCTGATTATCAGCGTCAACACCGTGGCGACTGCAACCGTGACGGTGCTGGATGGATCGACTTCCATTCCGCTGTTGACGGGTTCGGCTACGCTAGTGCCTGGCGTTTATAGCGTCGAAATGAATATGGCTGCTGCTACCGGCCCGTGGAAAATCACGACCGGCGCAGGCGCGACTGTCATTGCTGTTGGAATCTTCTCAGCATGATGAACAAACCGGGGCTTTATGCCAACATCCTAGCCAAGCAGGAACGGATTAAGCATGGATCAGGCGAGAAGATGCGCAAGCCTGGCGATCCCGGTGCGCCGACCGCGAAGGCTTTCCGCGAATCTGCGAAGACTGTGAAACCGGAGAACAAATGAGCGCAGCATGGACGCGTAGCGAGGGTAAAAACCCCGAGGGCGGCTTGAACGCCAAGGGACGGGCGAGCTATCACGCGGAGACTGGCGGCACGCTAAAGCCTCCCGTCAAGGCTGGCGATAACCCGCGTCGCGCGTCTTTTCTTGCTCGCATGGGCAATATGCCTGGCCCGATGGAAAAAAACGGTAAACCTACTCGATTGGCGTTAGCTTTAAAGGCGTGGGGCGCATCCAGTAAAGAGGATGCCCGCGCGAAGGCAAGAGCGATCTCGGAGCGTAATCGTGACTGACCAAGAGCGCATAGCGGCGGCGCTAGCGTATCAGGGCGCTACGGCTGCACCGCCAACGATGGCGCAAGAACTTGCCAAAGTGCCGAGCAGGTTGATTGGCGCATTGAAAGCGTTGGGCACAGGTTCAAGCTACGGATCAGCAGAGCCTGTCAATGCTGTGAACGATCTAGCCCGTACAAAGTTTTGGCGTGGTTCGGTGTTTGGCGTTCCCGAAGATGTGCAGCAAAGAAATGTTGATAGGGCAATGGAAGCTGCGTCAACAGCCGCGCCTATTAAACGCGCATTTAGTGCACCGCAAGACGAAGCATTGCGCCTTGCCCAACAGCGTGCAGCGTTGCCTGTAGAGCGTGGTGGTCTAGGTTTGCCGCCTAACAACACGGCAGAGCAACGGGCACAAGCAATGGGGTTTCTAAATAATGTTTATCACGGAACAAATGCAGATATACAAGCAATGAATGTTGCTGGAAAAGGTAAAACCGCTGGTGCTGGTGTTTTTGTTACTGACAATCCATTAGTAGCAGAAACTTATTTCAGTGGATCTGGAGAAGGAAATATCCTTCCATTACTTTTAAAAAAAGAAGGGTTGTTGTCAGTCAATGCAAAAGGAAGAAATTGGGCTGATATAGATACAAATACACTTGCCGCCAAAGCGGGAAAAAAACGATACTCTTTAGCTGATATGGAGTTAGACAAAAACTCAGCAACATCAACCGATGAACTTGGAATTATTGCTAAAGACCTTTTAGGATTAAAAGGCGTTGAAATTAAAAATGTGAAAGATTTAGGCCCAAATAGTCATATTTTTAGAGCTAAAGAATATTTAAAAGAAAAATACGGAATAACTCCAAATGAAACTTGGTCAAATGTTACTGGAAATCAATTTGCAGAAGCAAAAGACTATATGGAAAAACTTTATAAATCTCAAAAAAATACGGTTACATCCATTCAAGATTCAGATTTATTACGTTCCCGCTTTGCCGCTTTTGACCCATTCCGCAGAAACGCCGCAACAGCCGCAGCGATGGGCGTAGCAGCACCTGACTTGTTAGCCAAGGAAAAAAATAAATGAGCGAAGAACAAAGCACAGGTTTGCAGAAACTGCTGCATAACGTTGCAGCCTACGATAACGACTTCAAGAAGTGGGAAGCCCGCGCACAGAAAATTATCAAGCGTTATCGGGACGACAACCGCAGTCAAAACACAAACGAGACTGCCAAGTTCAACATCCTATGGTCTAACGTCCAGACGTTGATTCCTGCGGTCTATGCGCGTCTACCAAAAGCAGACGTATCGCGTCGCTTTGGCGACAACGACCAAGTGGGACGAGTAGCCTCGTTGCTGATTGAGCGGGCGCTGGATTACGAGATTGAGCATTACCCCGACTTTCGCAGCACGATGAAGCATTGCGTCGAGGATCGCTTCCTTGGCGGGCGTGGCACGTCTTGGGTGCGTTATGAGCCGCACGTTCAAGCGATTGATATGCCCGAGGACGGGCTAGAAGTCACCGAGGACATAGACGAGCCGGAAACCGGAAACCAAGCGTTAGCCGGTGAAGAACCGATGGAGCAGATCGAGTACGAATGCGCTCCCGTTGACTATGTTCACTGGAAAGACTTCGGCCATGCAGTTGCGCGTACATGGGAGGAAGTAACCGCTGTTTGGCGTTGGGTATACATGACCCGCGAAGCACTGATTGAGCGTTTCGGTGAGGAAGTCGGCAGCAAAATTCCTTTTGATGCTGGCCCTGACACCCTCAAACAGTACGGGCAAAGCACCAAGGAACACACTCGCGCGAAAATTTGCGAATACTGGGACAAGGAAACGGGGAAGGTTTACTGGTTCAGCAAGTCGATGCCTAACATCATTGACGAGCGCGACGACCCGCTAGAGTTAGAAGGATTCTTCCCCTGCCCGAAACCGTTGTTTGCGACGATGACGAGCGACACCCTTGTTCCTGTTCCTGACTTTGTGCTGTATCAGGATCAGGCTAACGAGCTTGATATTTTGTCCGATAGGATTGATGGACTCGTCAAGGCTTTGCGTGTTAGGGGCGTGTATGACGCTTCACAGCCCGCATTGCAGCGACTGATGACTGAGGGCGAGAATAACGCCTTGTTGCCGGTCGACACCTGGCTGGCGTTTGGTGAGAAAGGCGGCTTGAAGGGCGCGATTGACTTTCTGCCGATTGACATGATTGCTCAGACCCTGATTCAGTGCTATCAGGCGCGGACTGAGATTAAGAACCAAATCTACGAAATCACAGGTCTTTCGGACATTATCCGAGGATCATCCTTTGCGTCTGAGACGGCTACAGCACAGCAAATTAAGGGGCAATACGCCTCTATCCGGCTGCGCTCAATGCAGGAGGATGTGGCGCTGTTCGCTACGGGGCTTCTCAGGCTCAAGGCGCAGGTTATTTGCACCAAGTTCCAGCCCGAAACGATTCTCATGTACGCGGCAGCGGATCAGCTTGAACCACAAGATCAACAGCTTGTCCCGCAAGCGTTGGCGTTGCTGAAAGACAAACCGCTACGCAATTTCCGCATCGAAGTTGCTGCTGACTCACTTGTTCAGCTTGACGAGCAGCAAATGAAGCGGGATCGGGCTGAGTTTATCTCTGCATTGGGCGCATTCTTGCGCGAAGCCTTGCCGCTGGGTACGCAAGCACCGGAACTTGTGCCCATGATTGGCGAGACGATGAAATTTATGGTTGCCTCGTTCAAGGGTGCGCGTCAGTTGGAAGGTGCAATCGACCAAGGCATAAACCAAATCGTCAACAGACCGCCGCCGCAACCGCAGCAAAACCCCGAAATGCTCAAAATGCAGGCTGAACAGCAATTGCAACAGGCGAAAATGCAAGCAGAAGGGCAGCTTGAACAGGCCAAGATGCAGGCAAATATGCAGGTCGAGCAGGCTAAATTGCAACTTGAGCAGGCAAAAGCGCAGCGCGAAATCGAAATCGAGCAGATGCGTGCTCAGATGGATGCTCAGAAAATGGAGTTTGAGCGTCAGAAAGCGGAAATGGAAGAACAATACAACCGCTGGAAAACCGAACTTGACGCAGCAACAAAAGTTACCGTTGCACGCATTAGTGCCAATCCTGGGCAAGATTTGCAATTGCTACAGGCTGCAAATGCGGCTTCCGAACGCATGACTGCCGAGCTTGGAGATAACGTCGTTGCTGCTGTGCAGCAAGTCGCTAATTTGCACGAGGACATGGCAAACAAGGCGAATGCAACGATGGACAATATCGCCTCAATGATCCAAACGCTAAATGCGCCGAAACGCATCATTCGCGGGCCTGATGGCAAGGCAATAGGCGTTGAAATCGCTGTATGAACGGAGGATGGGACACCGGCACATGGGATGATGCGACATGGGACTTTGTTCCCGTAATTGTCGATATTGATACCCATGACGGCGACAAACTGAAAGATCGCTTTGCAAGAGAAAAAGCGGTTCGAGAGGAGCGTCGCAAAGAAGTTCTTGCCTTGTATGAAAGAATTGTTGAAGGTAAAGAAGATATCCCCGAAGTCGTCGAACCGCTGAAATACATAACCAAGCAACAGATTTTGACAAGCAATCTTAATTTTGATAAATTGATTGCCGATCTTAAGAATGCTGAACAAATATGGAATCAGCATATCGAAACGGACGATGAGGAAATTCTGTTACTTCTATGAAAAAACGCTGGATTTATGTTGATGGTGAAGCAATAGAAGTTGGCGAGTACCAACCGACTCCCTTGCACCATGTAATGCCCGACATTCAGCCTTATCAGTCCATGATTGACGGATCAATGATTACCAGCCGCAGCCGCCACAGGGAACACCTGCAAGCGCATGGCTGCATTGAAGTCGGCAACGAAAAGATGGAAACGAAAGTTGCTCCGGTGAAGGATAACCGCAAAGAAGTATTGCGGGCGCAACTGGCAAACATGACTCACGCAGATGCAAACAAGATGTTAAACAAACTGCGCGATGACGCACGATTTACCCGTAACCCCCACAGGGAGAGATAAATGAGCGATCTAAACGCAATTGCACCAGTTGAAGATACCCGCAGAGAAAAGTTGCTGGAACAGTTTGAGCAAGTCGAAAGCGCCCCCGAACCTGTCCGCGAGGATGTGCCCCGCGACGAGCAAGGCAAGTTTGCAGCGAAAGAGCCCGAGCAGACAATGATGCAGCAGGCGCAAGAGCCTGTAGAAGAACCCGTTTGGAAACGCCCACCGGCTTCGTGGAAGAAAGATTATCACGACGTTTGGCAAACCGCTGATGACAGGATGAAAGAATACGCCTGGCAGCGCGAAGAACAAATGAAAGCAGGGGTACAGCCCCTGATGGAAAAAGCCCGCATAGCAGACCAGTTTAACGAGGTCTTGAACCCCTACATGGAGACAATCCGCGGCTTGGGGATGGATGCACCGAAGGCTGTCAAAGCCTTGATGGAAGCAGATCACG